GTCAACATCAGAATCAAGTGAGAATGTGAATTCTCTTAATCCGTTAAACGGAATAGCTTTTTGATTGGACAATTTAGCTAGCGAGCTGTGTCCTTTTACTTTGTTAATTAAGTCTGTGACAAGTGTTGGGTCAAATAATGTTCCTTTTGATAGTTGATCCGCCATTTATTATTACTCCTTTATTCTTCAAAAACTAAACCTTGTACTAGGTTTTTATAAGATGTATTTTCGGTTTTTTCTAGAGCAGGCTCTAGATTTCGCATAGGTGCGACATGTTCAGTAGGTTTCACGAAAGAAACTAAGCGCTCAGCATCTGCCGTTAAACTTTCCTCATCGGTACCCTGCAAACGATCTGCAAGATCGTAAGGCAATCCATGTTGCAAAGCAATCCGAGTCCGCAGGCTTGCTGTCTCATAACCAGCGATTTGATTCTGCATCTCTTCAAGTTGCTTGTCAGCATCAGCCTTGCTTTGATTAGTAGCTTCAATTGTCGACTTCAAGCCGATGTTTTCTTCTTCCAATTCAGTCACACGGGATTTAAGCTGGTCATAGTCTCCGTATTTCTCTTTTTCACGAGATAAGCGAGCCTTAATAGCAGCATCAAATTCTTCTTGTGTTGTGATTGGTTTAAATTCTGACATTCTCATGTCTCCTTTCTCCTGCTTCCCCGGCAGTTCGGTAATTTTTAAGCATCAAAAAAAGTAGTCATAAGACCGCTTATTTTAATAACTGATTTTTTGCTTTTTCTTAGGCTTGGCCGTAGCACAAGCCCAATGCGCAAGCAAAACGCTGTCCATCAAAGAAATATCCATATCGTCAAAGTGCGATCGATAGCCAAAGCCACCATTCGAACCAATATTCCGCTTATCGCAGTTAGTGGCTACTTTAGACAATGACGGCTGGCCAGAGTGACAAATGGTTTTCTGATAAATCCCCTGTTCCCAAAGAGCGTTGGCAACGATGATTTCTTTCACCGTCGGCAGAATCACATTCTTGATTCTGTAATCTTTCAACTCTTCGTCCAGGATCTTTTGCCCGCTAGCTCCATCAACTACGATTTGAGCCACATCCGCTTGACGCAGAAAGGAAACCATCCACTCATTACCATTACGAACAGATTGACAATCAACTGTCTCAACAAAGAAACGGCCATCCTTGGTCCGTGCAGCAATACTCAATGCCACGTTCGTTCCATCTTGACCGTACTTGATCCCAACAGACAGCTTGCCAGATAATTCTGGAACATCGTCCACCTTCAGCTCATTCCACTCAGTTTCAGAAATAGCAGATTTCTGGTTGTAAGTTGGCCAAAATCCCAAACGTTGGATGTTATGGTCCAGCTTATCCTCACCAAGCTCCGCCTCAATTTTCCGCTCATTTAAGTGATAACCCATAGATGGATTAGAATTATACCAGGCTTCCACATCGTCGATTTCCTTTTCGTCAGAAACCGACCATTCAGCCCAGCCAGAATACTTACCTTTTCCAAATAGACATGTCTCACGATATTTAGTAAAGACCGTACCGCTTGAAACTGGTGTCGGAGGTGTCCCACACATGATTGTGATAGGATTCTCACTATCCGTCACCGTGTACTTTAAAGCAGATTCTTGTTCGGTCGTGTACTCTTGAGCTTCGTCAATGATCAACATATCAAACCCTTCACCAAGGCCACCATTTGATGTTCTGGTACGGAATTGGACAACACCACCTGTTGAATAAAGCTCAATCCGCTCCTGCCCCTTCGCTCGAATGGAATTAAAATCCTCACCATCCACATACCCCATTTTCTCAAGGTATCGTTTCACCTTCTCAAACGAAGCATGAGATGTAGAAATTCGATGCGCCGTATGCAGGATGTTCAATCCTTTGTGTAGCGCCCAAATTTCAGCTATGTATAGGATTTCAGACTTACCATTACGACGAGGAATAGAGTAGCCGAACTTTTGGTGTACCCAAAGCCCGTTTTTGTCTACCGCCATCAAAGGCAGCAAAAGATTCTTCTGCCAAGCATAGCAAGAAAGACCAGTCCGCTCGTAAAGTTCAATCGCTTCTTTAGCTTTTGAATTTTTCTTGACGTATTTTAAAATTACCGATTGAGTAGGATTCTGATTGCCAAGTTTCTTCCTTGCCATTCTAATTTCCTTTCAATCGTCATCGCATGATAACCCTCTCGCTGGGAGATATCGGATCACCTCCTAATCTAAGCCACAATAAAAGCACCCTTTCGAGTGCTTAAATTTACTATTTTCGGTCTGAAAAAAACTCAGCCCAAAATGGATTTTCTTTATCAAAGATTTCAACCTCTTCTAAAGTCATATTATGAGGATAATCTTCAAAAAGGTTATAGAACTTTTTCTTATCAAATGTAAACAACAGCAATCCTCTAGCAAACCATGACGTATCAACCCACCAAGCTTTATCGCCATCATTTTCTTTATAGCAATATTCGGACCAATTTACTTCTTCATAATCACTTTTCATGGCCTTCAATTCCTTTCATTTGCTTAGAACCAGCTGTGTTAATGAAGCTCAATAAATTATGAAACTCAGGATTATCTTTCAATGAATTTAAATCGATGATATAACTATCCACTTCATATTTTCCATGTCTGGTACTATGTGTTTTTTTACACTTGAATCTTTCTTTCAGAACAACATTATCTAATGGTTTAAACCCGTTTGATATTCTGGATTGCAACTCCAAATATTCGAAACGTCCTTCATTTTTTCTTATAACAGCCGCATGCCTACCTGTTGCTAAGTAATATTCGTTTCCAGCTTCTACCTTTTCCAACAATCCTCTTACTGCAGTAAAGTCATTCGTGTTTTTAACAACATGCATTTTAACACCAGGAAGATTTCCTATCATTTGAATTCTACTATCTCTAGAAAAGAAGTCACAGCTTTTACCTCCTCGAAAATCTAAAACAGTATAACCGCCTTTATTTCCAATATAAGCAAATGCTGCTGACGAACATGACCCTTTTGTTTTATCACCGCCACCAACAGCATTGATGATTTGTTCCTCTGTTAGTTTTTTACGACTTTTTTTGATAGGATTTGAGGAAATTCCTTCTTGAAGCGCAAGTTTTCTCACTTCGCTCATTTGAGCTTTTCCATCGATATCTTTTCTTGCTTCTATCTTATCACTTTCATCTGTTTTTCTCCAAATTTTGCTCCAAATATCTTTAACTTTCCCGCTTTTTGGATCATAGTCAACAGTACAACGACAACGTTGATGCCTTCTATAAACATCTCTCGGAACTCTTGGGTATTTATAGCTACCTTGAACTTCTTGACACCAATCACAGCAATGGAAATAAGATTTTCTAACAATTTCAGGTTGTAATCCAGATTTGTGATGAAACTCAGCATTTTTTTGAATACTATCATCGATGATAGATTGAGAAAAATTAACGATAGGCTCACCAAACAACCAACTGACATCTTCAAAATTTTCCTCAGATGCCAATCTATTAACTATTCCAGCAATTCTATCCTGATTCAATTCAGGAACTTGTACTTTCAAACTAATTTTTGCATCTGTATTCAGTTTTTTCTGAACATCTCTCGTATAACCGCTTATTATCTCATAATTACGCCCTAAAACGTCCGACAACAAACGTTGAGCTATATTATAATACATTTTCCCATCTGGCAATTTATCAGCGATTAGAGAAGCTCCCAGAGCCTTAGAAAGAATTTCTCCAACCTCAATAGCAAACTCATTTGCTGTTTTGTAAGTTGCTTTCTTTGCTTTTAATGTTTCAAATGCATTTCTGACAGTCTCACTCTTGCCAAAATCACTCTCAAATCTCTCTTGAACTTCTTGAAGAATAGCAGGTAAAACATCATGTTCCATCCGATTCACCTTCATTCACAACAGGCACAGCAGACATATCACCTGCAATTCCTGTAAGATCTCGAATGGTTTCAGCGTTGATATAACCAGGTAAAACCTGATTCAGTTTGATAGCACCATCACCAATCATAGTTAGCATGTTTGCATCGGCTTCAAATAACGGCTCCCATTTAACGGTTGTTTGAACAAACTCATTTCTTGCGTAATGGAATTCATCCCGCAAACAAGCAGCAACATAAGCTACATTTAAAAATCCAGCTCCTAAAGACCGTTGAGCCTTTCGTCCTGCCAAGCGCAAATTCTCATGACTAGCCTTGATAGCTTCAACAGATGACGGATTGTCTGACACAAACCCTAAATCATCTAATGTCAAGCCCATTTCGCCAGCAAATCCAGCAGCTGCAGTCCTTAATTGTTCAGTAAACGGCGTCATACTTGCAGTAGTAAATTGCCCGATACTAGGTTTCTCTCCGTTATCACTAGCTGAAATGGTTAGCAAGCTTGAAACTGTCGCTTTCCATTTTTCCAACGGCTCAGCATCAGGATCTAGACCGATGATGTATTTTTGTGGCCAAGAGTAGAACTCGGCAGTAATATCAGCCCGTTCTAATGTCCTCTTGGCAAATTTTTGATAATACATCCCTGCCCTAGTAATCCTTGACCGCCCAAAAGGACGAACAGCATCAGGTCTATGAATAATAGGCACAAGAAGAGGAATATTAGCAGGATTTTCAATCGAGTAAGGCTTGTCTCCTTTTGGCAGAAAACGAGTTTCATTAGGTTTAAAATAAGCTTCAAGAGTAGGCGAGCCGTAATCATCTCTAGATAAAACAGCATAGCCTTCTGTCAGCAATCCAGTTATTGGATCAATAACGCCTGTAGCGTTACTTGCTTCAATGACCTGAAGTCTAACTTCCTCATTTTTTCCTTTCGAAATGTAAACAAAACTACACGAACCAATCAACGCTGACAAAATAGCACTGTCGAAAAATATATCAGGGTTATTTTGTCGAAAAATATCTGTCACCTCAAAAATATCATTCCCAAATTCTCGAAATACTAATCTATCTGCCAGACTATCAACTCCTTTTGACGTCCAACCTAAAGTTGATTTGTACTGAGCACGGACGTGCGCTGGAATTGTGATACCAATTTGTGGCTCGTAATTCTGCATAGCATAATACTTATATCTCAAATTAACTCTAGCTCTGCAAGATTCTAGTTTTCGTCTAAGATAATCAATCCCTCTTAATTTCAACTCATTCTCCTTTCATCTTGAGGATTTGGCGAGAGAAAAAATGTACAGTGACGGCGTGAAGCTCGGCCGAGCCATTGGGGAGGGGGGTAACCCCCCACCTTTGGCAATTTCTAAAAATTTTAAAATTTTTATTTTTTCTCAAAAATCTTCAAAATTATTATTTTT